AAAATTGATGGCTGGGCAGCTTCCGCAGCCACAATCATTGCTATGGCTGGCGACACAATCAAGATTGCCAGAAACGGTGTATTTATGATACATGACCCGGCAATGACAGTCTGGGACACTTTCAAGGCAGAAGACTTCTTGAAGATGGCTGATGAACTGAAAGTGATTAAGCAAAGCATAGTAAACACATACGCCAGCAAGACTGGCAGAAATACAGAGGACATAGAACAGCTTATGTCAAATGAAACATGGTGGACGGGCGACACAGCAGTTGAAAACGGCTTCTGTGACGAATTGATGTTTGAAGAAAGCAACACAGTTGTTGAAAATTCTTCAAAAATTGTGGTTAATTCAGTACCCATTGACGTTTCCATGTTCAAGAGTATTCCAACCCAGTTATTAAACAGCCCGCACAATCAAAATCCGGGTAGTTTAGTAAATAGTGCAACAGAACCTATCAACAAGCCAAAAGAAAAGGAGGAACCAGAAATGGCAGCACCAGAAAACAAAATCACAACGGTTGACGCACTAAAAGCCGCATACCCGGATTTAGTAGCGACAATCCAGAACGAAGCCGCAGCAACAGAACGTGCCAGAATTAAAGGCATTGAAGACTTGGCAAACGGTAACTATGCAACACTTGCGACAGACGCAAAGTTTGAAAACCCTATTTCTGCACAGGAACTTGCAGTGAAAATCATTGCAGAGCAGAACAAAGCGGGTGGAACCTACATTCAGAACCGCCAGCAGGACGCACAGGGCGGCGGGGCAAACAGCGTATCTGGCGTAACACCGGAAGACAACGCAGGCGGTGACGGAAAAGACCCGTTCAATGCCGCTATTGACAAGTTGTTTCCAGATACAAAATAAGGAGGTAGCGCAAAATGAGTGAATACGCAGTAGAGAAGAGAGAAACGGCGCCAAAGAATTTCTTTGCTGGCGACTTCCCAACAGTACCGGAAACGGGAGTTGCAGGCGCAGCAATTAAAGAGTATGCACCAGTAATGATTGACACAGAGAATGACAACAAAATCATTCCGGTTGCGGCAACAAAAGAAGCAAACGCAATAGGAATTGCGGCTGCGGCAGCAGGAAACGGCGAACCAGTCACATATTATCTGACAGGTGAGTTTTTCGCTGACGCATTAAACCTTGAAGCAAGCGCAGATTTAGCAAAAATCAAAGAAGCACTGCGAAAAGTATCAATCTTTTTGAAGTAAGGAGGATAAAACAATCATGGCAAATGAAGTATCTATTTACGAACCACGAACAATGGGCAGAGTGGTTCAGAAGTTACCGCCCGTGCGTACTTTTTTCAGAAGTACATTTTTCAAACATGAAGAAACATTCGTGACAAAGAATGTTGATGTTGATTTCAAGAAAGGCAGCAGAAAGGTTGCACCGTTCGTCAGCCGTGTGGTTGGTGGAAAGGTAGTGCCAAACACTGGCTATGAAACAAAGACCTACACACCGCCTTTAGTTGCGCCGGAAAAGGTCACAACGGTTGACGACCTTTTACAGCGTAGACCGGGTGAAAGCCTTTATTCCGGCAGAACACCTGCGGAACGTGCAGTGCTTAAAATGTCTGATGATTTCAAGGAGCTGCGAGAAATGATTTTACGCCGTGAAGAGTTAATGTGCGTACAGACCATTTTTACTGGCAAAATTCCTATCATTGGCGACGGAGTGAATGAAGAAATTGACTTCTCTTTTACAAACAAAGAGGAAATCAAAACAGCAGCGAAGAAGTGGACTGCCGATACTTCCGACCCTATCGCAGATTTGAAGCGCTGGCACGAAACCGTACAGAAGACCGGATTTGTAAATTGCGATATTTGCGTTATGGGTGGTGATGTTGCAAACGCATTTGTAAATCACGCAAAAGTACAGAAGTTGCTTGACGTAAAGAATTACAATCTTGCGGTCATTCAGCCTAAACAGCTTCCAAACGGCGTGACATACCTTGGAACAATTCACGAAATCGGACTTGATATTTACAAGTACAATGAGTGGTATCTTGACGACTGGACAAACCCGGACGCACCGGAAGACAAGCCGCTTGTACCTACTAACAGCTTAGCACTGTTAAGCACAAACGCTGATTATTCAATGTATTACGGAGCAATCACACTGATTAAAGAGCCGGACGGCAACTTTATGACGGTTGAGGGTAAGTATGTACCGGACACATGGACGAAGCGCAAGCCTGCAAGAAGATTTCTCAATCTGTCTTCCGCACCTTTATGCGTTCCGCATGATGTAGACAGCTGGTTTGTGGCTACACCTATTTAATGGATTTCAAAGCCCAGCTTGCCAGTGATATGAAAGTGTTTCACAACTGCGGCGAAATGGCAACAATGACTGATATTTGGTATCAAGGCAAACAACACTATGTACCCGTGATAATTGACCATACGGCAGCCGACGAACGGCAAAGAGGAAATGGGGACAATTCAGAGGGGTTCAACCGTGTTTCTTGTCTGGTCTATATGTCTTTATATGACTTTGGCTGCGTACCGAAGAGAGGGCGACAGATAGAAATTGACGAAGCCGGAGCAGTCAACCTTTACCATATCGCAAAAGCAGATTGCGAGGACGGGGAAATAATTCTGGAATTGGAGATGGTGGACGAATGATTGAAATAACTTCTGACGCAATCGAAAGAGCCGGAACCCTGCTGGCAGGTATTCCGAAAGGTGCGGAAAGAGTATTTGCCAACGCTTTGAACCGTGGAGTTTCCAGAGCGAAAACACAGGCGTTGAAACGGACAAAGCAAGTGTACACGGTAAACAATAGCGCACTGACAGCAAGAACAACAATGAGAGTGGACAAAGCCAGCATGGGAAACCTTGCGGGCTTTGTTTCTTTTGCTGGAACAAAATTACCACTGTATCAATTCAAAGTGACACCCACAAAGTCTGGAACCGGAAAACAGGTGCGGGCACAGGTGAAAAAAGGCGGCAGCGCCACACCGTTTGAGGACGCATTTGTTGCAAACATGAGAAACGGCATGGGAGTATATGAACGACTTACAAGAAAGCGTGTTCCGACAGAACAGCTGATGGGTCTTTCAGCGGCGCAGATGGTGGGAAACACAGAAGTTATGGACGACTTGCAAGAAGAGGTACAAGAACTGGTAAATGAAAGAATAATCCATGAAATGAACAGAATTTTGAATGGTTATGGAGGTAAGGCATGACACCAGTTTTTTTATTGGAAAACTTGCAGCAGTTCATAAAAGAAAGCACGTCTGACATGATTTTGCCAGTGCGGACAAGGACAGGGAGCAACGAAGCAAAAGAAAGGGCAGTTGAGGTATATAAAATGGGACTGCCAGAACCGGACGACGTGCAACAGAAAGTACCATATATTCTGGTCAAGTTCCTAACAGGGACAGACGAAAAAGCAGCGAACGAACCAGAAGAAGACAGCTGCAAAGTAAGAATAATTTTTGCGGTGTATTCAGAAGATGGGCAGGACGGACCGCTGGCGCTTCTCAATCTGATTTTGAGAGTGCGCAGCGAATTGAAGAAAGCCGGGACAATCGGCGGCGGTCAATTTGTTCTGGAACTGCCGCTGGAATATATCGTATATCAAGACACCACGCCGCCATACTACATGGGCGAAATGGTGACAAATTGGAGTATGCCAGTCACGCAACGTGACGTGGCAGAGATTTTGCACAATTTATAGACAGGAGGAAGACGAAATGGCAAAAGCGACCACAGCAAGCACCACAGCAGCCGAAAAGGACGCCGAAAAGGTGCAGGCGGTAGAAAATACCACCACAGAAGAAAAAACCGCAGAAACGGCAAATACGCAGTCAGAAACAGTAAAGCTGATTTACATTGGACCGAACCTGCCGAAAGCAATGCTGCCGTGCAACAAGATTTTTGAGGGAACAGACAAAGAGATTGAAGAAGAACTTTCTTTCGTTCTTGAAACATTCCCGCTTGTAAGAAAAATGCTGGTTCCTATTTCCGAACTGGCAGACAAGAAAGACAAGGTGAAGACAACCGGGAATGTATACAACAAGTATTATTCCGACTTAAAGGCTGCCGCCCTTGCATACGCAGAACAGGAGGTATAAGCGAATGAGTGACGTATCACATGGAGTAAATGCCAGCAAGACAAGTAATGGCGCAATCACGCCCGTGTCCGTAGATACTGGCGTACATTTTGTGGTTGGAACAGCACCAGTGCAGATGGTAAACGGAAAAGTAAATGAAGTCATTATGGCTTCAAGCTACAAAGAAGCGGTGCAGGCGTTGGGATATTCTGACGACTGGAAGAAATACAGCCTTTGTGAAGAGATTTACACAGCGTTTACATTGTTCAATTCTGCGCAGGTATTCTTTGTGAATGTTCTTGACCCTAAGAAACACAAGAAAACAGTTGATGAAACACAGATGGACGTTGTAGACGGTCAGATTGTATTACCTGCGGAAGCAATCGCAGGTAGCGTGGAAATCACAGGAAAGACAGCTGGGGAAGATTACGAAGTATTTTACAGTGACACAAATTGCGTTGTGGAGTTCTTAAAGGAAGCCACAGGCAAACTTACTGTGAAATATGACGCCGTGGACGCTTCACAGGTCACAAAAAGTGATATTATCGGCGGTTACAGCGTAAGCACGCACAAGACAACCGGACTTGAACTGATTAACTATGTATTTCCACTTTATACAAAGGTTCCAGACCTTATTTTGTGTCCGAATTGGTCACATGACGCAGAGGTTGCAGCTGTAATGTCTGCAAAAGCAGAGAATATCAACGGACTGTTTGAGGGTGAAGCAATTCTGGATATTGACTGCACGGCAGAAACAGGGGCGACATACTACACGGAAGTGCCAGCATGGAAGAAACAGAAAAACTTCACAAAAAGAACAGAAGTTGTCTGCTTCCCTAAAGTTGCGCTGGGGGATAGAGTTTTCAATCTTTCAACACAACTTGCAGCCAGTATGTCAGCCGTAGACAATGCGGAAGAGTACGGCGGCGGCACACCTTGCGAAAGTGCTTCAAACAAGGGCATACAGGCAGACAGAATGGTTACTGCGGACGGTTCGGAAGTAGTCATGGATATTCAGCAGGCAAACTACTTGAATGAAAACGGCGTTGTGACAGCACTTAATTTCTTTAATGGCTTTGTAAGCTGGGGAAATTATACAGCTTGCTATCCTGCCAACACAGACGTGACGGACTATTTCTACTGTATCAACCGTATGTTCAAGTGGGTTGCAAAGACACTTATTTTGACATACTGGAACTACATTGACAGAGGGACTAAAAGGCGTCTAATTGACGCTATTGTGCAGTCAATCAATGATTGGCTGGCAAGTCTTACAACTGATGAAAAAATCATTGGTGGGCGTGTAGAGTTCAACGCAAGCGAGAACAGCGAAAGCCAGCTTAAAGCAGGCATTGTACGTTTTCACATTTACATGACGCCGCCATCACCAATGCAGAAGATGGATTTTGTGCTTGAATATGACTTGTCATATCTTGCAGCACTGGTGGCAGCATAACAGGAGGTGAAACAGAATGTCAAAAGTTGACGAATTAGTTATTAACTATGCGATTTACGAAGACGCCGTAGAGTATCTGGGAACCACAGAAGTGACACTGCCAGACTTAGAGTACATGACGGAAGAGTTGAGCGGCGCAGGTATTGCGGGCAATATTGAAGAAATCATTATTGGTCACTTAAATGCAATGACAACAACTTTCAACTTCCGTACAGTAACAGCGGCAGCAGTCACATTGATGGAACCACGGGTGCATAGAATTGACCTGCGTGTAGCACAGCAGCGAATGAATATGCGCACCAGCGCAAATGAAATTGCGGGCGTAAAACACATTATGAAAGTGAAGCCGAAGAAAACCGCACTGGGCAAAGTTGCGGCAGCTTCCACAGCTGATGTAAGCGGTGAATACGCCGTGTCATATTACGCAATGTATATGGACGGCAAAAAGGTGACAGAGATTGACCCGCTGAACTTTATTTGCATTATCAATGGCAAGGACTACTTAAAGGACGTTAGAAAAGCGTTAGGAAAGTAAAAGAAGAAAAAGCAGGAGCCAGCGGGAAGACCGCTGGTTTTTCCTGCGTAAATCAAAGATATGGAGGAAAACACAATGGCAGATACAACAAATACTGAAAACATGGAGCAGGTAACAGAGCAGGCACAGGAAATGCAGGAAGCGCAGGCAAGCGGCATTGTAAATCTTGAAGACAAGAAGAAAGAGAAAGCAGCCAGCTTGAATTATACACACACTTTCAGCAAACCCAGAGAGATTGAGGGGAAGAAGTACACAAAATTAACATTCTACTTTGACAATCTCACAGGCGAGGACATAGAAGCAGTTGAAACAGAATTGCAGGACCAGAACAAATATGTTCTTTCACCGGAAATTTCTTCTGCGTTCCAGTGTATTCTTGCGGCAAGGGCTGCAAAGGTTCCAGCAGACGAAATCAGACGTCTTCCGGTGGCTGATTACATGAAAATTAAGAACAAAGCAAGGGATTTTTTAATTTCTGCGGGTTATTAAAAGTCAAGAACCCCGCAAAGTTCATAAGAAAGCAGATATACAAAATGTCAAGGGCTTCACATACGCCCGTCCCGTTCTGGCTGCAAATGCCCATACGCAGGCTTTTTTCATGGATTGACACAATCAATGAAGTGGAAAAGGAAGAAGCGGAAGAGCGACAACAGAACAACAATGCGTAGGGAGGTGAAACAGCTTGGCAGGGTCACAAAAGGAATTTGAACTGCTTTTTAAGCTGAAAGCGTCGCTGGGTGGCAATTTCAATAGTACATTCAAAAGCGCTATTAACACCAACAACCAGTTACGGGACAGCTTAAAAAATGTCAATTCCATGCAATCAAAGATTGACGGATACACAAAGCAGTCTGCCGCTATCGACAAGAACAAAGAACGGCTGGCACAGCTTAACGCAGAACATGACAGATTGCAGCAGGAATTGCAGCAGACAGGCGAACCCACAGAAGCACTGCGGAAGAAGCTTGAAAAGAATGAAAACCAGATACAACAGACCACTGCCAAAATCGAAGAACAGGAAAAACAATTAAACAGTTATGCAGACGAACTGAAAGCAGCCGGAGTAAACACGGACAATCTGGAAGAAGCAAACGGAAGGCTGCAAAAGTCTTATGAAAAGTTACAGACTTCACAACAGACGTTGCAGAAGCTAAACGACAAGCAACGGCAGGTAGAACAGAGCATTTCAAAGACAAAAGGACAGCTGGTGGGAACAATCGGTGCTATTAGCGCCGTAGCCGCCGCAGTGTATGCGGGACCGGTTCAAGCGGCGCAAAAGTACGAAACAGCAATAGCGAAAGTTGGAACCATTGCAGACACGCAGGAAGTACCGCTAAGCACATTATCACAACAGGTAATGGAGCTGTCAAACAAGACGGGAATTGCTGCCAGCGCCATTGCTGATGATGTTTACAATGCAATATCTGCCGGGCAGAAGACGGGTGACGCCGTAAACTTTGTAACAAACAGTACAAAGTTAGCAAAAGCCGGATTTGCGGAAAGTTCACAGACGCTTGATGTATTAACAACCGTGTTAAATGCCTACGGAATGAGCGCAGACAAAGTAAGCACGGTATCAGATATGCTGGTGCAAACGCAGAATAAAGGTAAAGTGACAGTAGGCGAACTGGCAAGCAGTATGGGTAAAATCATACCGACAGCAAACGCCAGCAATGTTTCATTGGAACAGCTTTGCGCTGGTTACGCAATAATGACCAGCAAAGGTATTGCGGCAGCAGAAACAACAACATACATGAACAGTATGTTGAATGAGTTGTCAAAGTCCGGAAGCACGACAGACAAGCTATTGCGGCAGAAGATGGGCGGCAGCTTTGCAGAATTGATGGCAAGCGGTAAATCACTTGGGGAAATTCTGGGAGGTATACAAGAAGAAGCCAACAAGTCTGGTCTTGCCCTATCTGATATGTTCAGCAGTTCGGAAGCCGGAAAAGCGGCAATGTCGCTTCTGTCAAACGGAGTTGACGGCTTCAATTCAAGCGTACAAGATATGGTGAACAGCGTTGGAGCAACAGACAGCGCATTTGCCAAAATGGAAGACACAACAGAAGCCAAAATGGAAAAGGCAAAGAATAGTATTGCGAATTTGGGAATTGTTCTTGGTCAAAACCTACTGCCGATTGTAGGAAATCTGGCAGACAAAGTGGCGGTTGTGGTCACTAAAGTTTCAGAATTTGCGGCAGCAAACCCAAAGTTAGTGCAAACAGTTTTGAAAGTAGCAGCAGGACTGGCGGCGCTTAAAGTGGGAATGTTGACAACGAAGCTGGTAAGCCTATCGGCAGAAGACGGCATATTGTCGCTTGCAAAAAAGCTGATTGGATTACGTGCAGGGTTCATTGAAAACGCAGCAACAAGCGCTGGATTTGCAGCAAAGCTAAAAACAGCCGGAAGCGGCATACTGTCATACTTTGGCAATGTAAAAGGTGCCATGGGTGGCGTAGGTTCTGCAATAGGTAACATATTCAGCGGTAACAAAGTTATTGGGGCTGTAACGGGCTTCATGGGCGGCGTGAAAACGTCCATCACAAATGGATTTTTAGGCATTGCCGGAAAAGCAGGCGGGGCGCTTACGGGTGCCGGAACAAAAATGCTGGGGCTTTTCCTCAAACCATTTTCACTGATTGGCGGCAAGTTGGGTCCGATACTTGGAACCGTAGGAACAGCGATTGCAAACAGCCCGCTTGGAAAAGTAGGCGGTTTTATAACAAAGGGCATAACCGGAGCATTTAGCAAGGCAACAACACTGATTGCGCCGCTTGGAAATGCGGTAAAAACAGTACTGGGACCGATTGGAAACCTTGCAAAAACAGCACTGGGACCGCTTGGAGGTATCGCAGGAAAGATACTGCCAGTTGTGGGCGTTATCACAACAATTATCACGGTTATTCAGTTGGTGAAAAACCATCTTGAAGAAATCCGAAGTTTTATACAGCGCACATTTGGTGATGAAGCGCTGGCAGTCTTTGACAAGATTGTTGCAGTATTCACCAATATTGGCGACACCATAAAAAATGTGTTTTCTGATGGGAACATAGGTGCAGCCCGTGACAAAATACAGGAATTGTTCGGAGATAAAGGCGCAGCAGTCTTTGACACGTTCGTGAATGTGCTTGGAACAGTCAAGAACGCAGTTTCAGACATTGTGGGATTTATTACAACATACGTTGTGCCAGTCGCAGAACAGGTATTGCAGGTTATTGTTACGCAGGTGATACCGGGAATTGTCAGCTTTATTCAAGCGGCAGCCCCAACCATCATGCAGATTGTACAAAGCATAGCTGATTTTATCGGTGCAATTATTCCAGTGATAGGAAGTTTTATTGCTGGGCTTATGCCGATTATTTCAGAAATAATCACGTTTATTTCAACATACGTTTTGCCGATTATTTCAGAATTGTTCAGTTTTGTTTGCAGCACGGTTCTTCCGGCAATTTCAGCAGCAATTCAAGCAATTTTGCCAGTGGTAACAACGGTATTACAAACGCTTTTACCAGCAATACAAACGGCGCTGACTACCATCTGGAATATTGTTTCACCTATAATTCAAGGAATTTTGGCAGCCGTACAAGCCGCCATGCCGACCATACAAGCCGTGGTCACGGCTGTGGTTAATGCCATAAGCGGTGTAATTAGCGGACTGTCAACGGTTCTGGGCGGTATTATCACATTTTTAACCGGAGTATTTACCGGAAATTGGCGGCAGGCTTGGGAGGGCGTGAAGTCAATCTTTTCTGGAATTTGGGAAGCAATCAAGGCAGTTGCAAAAGGCGCTGTCAATGGAATTGTTAGTATTGTAAATGGCATTATCGGAGGTCTTAACAAACTAAAGATACCAGACTGGGTGCCGGGGCTTGGTGGAAAGGGTATAAACATACCACTAATACCAATGCTTGCGAAAGGTTCAAAGAATACACCAGACACGTTCATTGCTGGTGAAGCAGGACCAGAGTTAATCACAAACGCACCGGGGCGCACGGTGTTTACAGCAAGCCAGACAAGAAACATTCTGGCTGCGCAGAATACAGCAGCCGCAACAACGGCGGCAGTAGCGCCAACAACACAGACCACAGCGCAGACAGTGAACAACTACAACACGGCACCGGAGGTGACACCGGGAACCGGAAGCAGCGGTGGAAGTGCGAACAATGTAACTATCAACAACAGTCCAACAATAGTGGTAAACGGGGACAAGCCGGAAGACTTAGACGCAAAACTGGAAGAGAACAACAGAAAGTTGCTGCGTGACGTTGAAGACTTGTTGGACGAAAAAGAGGACAAGGAGAAGCGGCAGAAATATGACTAAAAGCTATACAACAATTTCTGGGGATATGTGGGACAAAATCGCATTTGAACAGATGGGAAGCGCACTGCACACAGACAAACTGATGAAAGCTAATGTCAAGTACGCCAGCACCTACGTTTTCCCAGCCGGGGTTGTATTAACAATCCCGGAGGTGGAAGACGAAGAAGACTTTGAATTGCCACCATGGAAAAGGGGGTTGCTGACGTAGCGTGAGTGATAAAAACATGGCACGCCGGGTGGAACTGCGCTTGAAGTTTCAAAACGTAAAAGTTCCGGCAGACATTAACAAATATTTAAGCAGCCTTACTTTCACTGATGAAGAAGAAGACAACGCAGACGACTTGCAGCTTGCGTTTGATGATAGAGAAAGAAAGTGGCTGGGAAGTTGGCTGGAAGTAAAGCCAACGTATATCAAGACCACAACGACAGTGCAAAAGCAGGTAGAAACTGCGGCAACTGTCAATTATGTTGTAAAGAAAGGTGATACCCTTTGGGCTATTGCCAAAAAGTATCTGGGGAGCGGTACGAAATACCCGCAGATTGCTTCTGAAAACAATATTAAAAACCCTAACTTGATTTATCCGGGGCAGGTTTTCAAAATCACAACAGGCGGCACAGCGACGCAGACAGTGACAGAAACAAAGGAAACCACAAAGAAAGTATCAGACCCGAAGTTGATTTCAGCAACGATTGTGCAGAAGAACTGGCACGACAACGGAAAAGACGCAGTGCTTGACTGCGGAACCTTTGAACTGGACAGCGTAGACGCCAGCGGACCGCCAACGAAAATCACGCTGAAAGGCACTTCAATTCCTTATACATCAACATTGAGGGTTGAAAGAAAATCAAGGGCGTGGGAAAACACGGATTTGAAAGTGATTGCCGGGCAGGTAGCGAAAGAAAGCAGTTTGAAAATGATGTATCTTGCAGCAAACGTACCGAAGTACAAGCGAAAAGAACAGGTGCAAACGTCAGATATTGTTTTCTTACAGAAACTATGCAAAGCAGCAGGGCTGGCACTGAAAGTAACCACATTAAATATTGTTATTTATGACGCCGAAGAGTACGACAGCAAGCCCCCTATCAAAACTATAAAATATGGCAGCGGTGATTATATTTCATACAAGCTGGGAACCAGCCTGCATGATACAGCATACACCAGCTGCCATGTTTCATATACAGACCCGGACAGCAAAGAAACCATTGAAAGCACATACACGGCAGATAGCACGGAGGGAACCGGACAGAAACTTGAAGTCAACGAAAAGGTGAGCAGCACAAGTGAAGCATACGAACTGGCAAAAAAACGGCTGCGTGAAAAGAATACACAGCAGTTCACAGCCAGTTTCACCATGCTTGGTGACGTGCAGCTGGTGGCTGGCGCAACAGTCAAATTAAAGGGCTTCCAGCAGTTTGACCGTAAGTACAAAATAACCAAAGCCACACATAAATTGACCGGAGGTTATACCACACAGATTGAATTAAAACAGGTATTGGAGGGCTATTAAATGGCAGACTTAACAGAAATGAAAAACACCATAAGAATTGGAACGGTGCAGAGTGTAGACGCCAAAAAAATGACAGCCCGCGTGAAGTTCAAAGATAAAGGCGGCATAACGTCCGGCGATTTGCACATTATCAAACGCCCGGTGTACGTCCTGCCAGCAATGGAAAGCGGGGCAGAGGGACAGACGGCAAAAACAGAGCTGAAATATGACTACGGCGGCGAACTGCTAAAGAAAGTAAGCCATAGCCATGAAGCCTTTGTGTCCGCATGGGTTCCGGGCGTCAATGATATGGTGCTTTGCATAATGCTTCCAGATGGTGACGGTGACGGGTTCATTATTGGGGAGGTGTAGCGCATGGCAAAAATAGGAAGTCTGGGAAATCTGGTTTTTTCAGTATCAGAAAATACGGTGCGCACGTTTGATGAACTAAGCTGGAAAGTGTCTTCAAAGTATGCGACACACGACAGGCATATCAAACGGGACGTATTGGAGTTTTTAGGACCGGAGCCGGACGCAATCAGTTTCAAGATGGCATTTAGTGTTTTTCACGGAGTAAACCCATTAAACGAAGTCAAGAAGCTGAACAAAATGTGTCATAACGGCGAAATTTCAACGCTGGTTCTGGGCGGCAGAAAATACGGGTCTTATAAGTGGGTTATAACAGGCATTAGCAACACTTTGAGCAAATATGACAATGCGGGCAACTGCTGGGCTGCCACGGCAGACGTAACATTGAAAGAATATCCAAAGAGGTGACAAAGCATGGACGTGATAAGAGGTGACGGAAGTTTGCTGAAAGAAATTGACCTTGCACCAGCAAACGTACATCAAGCCGTCTTGCAGAATATAGCAGTTATTCTGGACACAGTGCAGGGGTCCTGCCCTATGTTCCGTGATTTTGGATTGCCGGGCAGTTTATACGGAAGACCACAGCCAGTGGTTGAAAATATAATGGTTGGTTACTTATATGACCAGATAGAAGAATTTGAGCCACGGGCACGGGTAGCAGACATTCAGTTTGAACACGACGCAGCCACAGGGCGCACAATACCTATTATCTATTTGGAGGAGGTGACAGAAGATGAGTGACAGAAAATACCCGGACGTTGATTTTGTGGAAACGGACACGGAAACCATAGAAAGTAACTTGATTGCGCTATATGAAAACTTTGTGCAGCAGGTGCCGGGGCGTGAACGCTACAAAGTGTACCCAGCGTCACCGGAAAGACTTTTCATATCATGGGTTACAAATATCATTGTGCAACAGCGTGTCATAATAAATGAAACAGCAAAAAAGAACGTGCCACGATATGCGGACGGTGAATACTTGGATAGCTTGGCAGAATTATTCAAGGATTTGGAAAGATTGCCAGCAAGTCCGGCGTCCGCGATGTTCCGCTTTTACATATCACAGGCGCAGGCACAATCAGTGATTATTCCTGCGGGCACCAGAATTTCTTTTGACGGCGCAATTCTGTTTGAAACAAAAGAAAATCTGGAAATCAAAGCCGGGCAGACATACGGGGACGTTGAGGGCGTTTGTACTACTGCCGGAGAGGTTGGAAACAATCTGGCAGCGGGGCAAGTCAAAGAACTGGTTGACTTATACGACTACTACCAGAAAGCGGAGAACATAACAGCCACAAGCGGTGGAGCGGAAGAAGAAGACGACGCCAGTTATTATGAGCGTATGCGTGAGAGCATGGAGAGTTTCAGCACGGCTGGACCTATCAACGGATATATCTATTTTACAAAGTCTGTGTCACCAGCAGTGGCAGACGTGGCAGTGACAAGCCCGGAAGCCTGCGTGGTAGACGTCCGGGTGCTTTTACAGAAAGGACAGCAGGCAACAGAAGCAGTTCTGAAAGAAATTGAAACAGCGCTGAACGCTTCTGACGTTCGACCGCTGACAGATATAGTGACAGTATCAGTGCCGGAAACAGTACCATTTGACATTGACGTGACCTTTTACATTCCACAACCGGACGCAGCAAGCGCCACGGTAATTGCAGCGGCGGCAAAACAGGCGGTTGAAGAGTACGTGGAGTGGCAAACAAGCAAGATGGGGCGTGACATTAACCCGTCATATCTTACAGCAAAGCTGATGGAAGCGGGCGTGAAACGTGTTGAAGTCAGAAAGCCAGAATTTGCGGTGGTTGATGATATAAAGGTTGCGAAACTGGGAAATCAAAACATTCTGAATGGAGGTATTGAAAATGTCTAATACAATTTACAATGCCGACTATTCAGACTGCCTGCCAGAAGCGCTGAAAAAGGACCCCAAAATGGTTGCATTGGCAAACGCCACGGCAGCTGCGCTTCTGGACACTTCCGGGATAATGGACACAGTTTTGATTTATTCCAGATTTGACGAACTGCCGGAAGAACTGGTGGACATTCTGGCATACGATATGCACGTTGACTGGTACGACTACAATTACCCGCTGGAAGCAAAACGGGATTTAGTGAAAAACAGTGTCAAGGTTCATAAGAAGATGGGCACAAAATACGCCATTGAAACAGCACTGGGCAGCTTGTTTCCAGAAAGTGAAGTTGAAGAGTGGTTCCAGTATGAGGGAGAACCCGGACACTTTCATATTATTCTTGACGTGACAAACCAGAAAATCACGGCAGATTATGCAGCTATTATCCGGGCTGTGAAAATGTACAAGAGATTATCAGCACACATGGACGAATTAACCTATCAAGGACAAGTCCACGGGGTCATATACACCCACGGTGAGTATTTCAAGTATAAAACACCAATAACCGGAAGACTGAAAGCAGGAACACACCCGCAGAGAAACACAAGGGGCGGCATAGGTGCAGACACATTCATTGTGGGCACAGAAGCAGCCGGGTTTATATTCACAGCACCAGCAGCAGGCACGGTGCCATATAGAAGCACCGTATTTGCACAGCAGGCGGCGCATATTGACGCAGACACGGCATTGAACGTGTTTGGGTATACAAATACACCAGCCGGACGAATAAGAGCCGGAGAAGAGCCACAGAGGAACACCAGAGGGCAAACAGACGGGGCAGCAGTCACAATGGCTGACACGGTGGAAGCATACGGCTTCACGGTTCCGGCAGCAGGAACCGTCCCAGAAAGAAGCACGGTGCAGAAGACACAGGGCGGCACCGTGGGAACCAACACGCAGGCAATGGGGTATTCATACGGCGTCAAGCCGTGTGGAAGCACCCGGAAGCTATAAAAGGAGGTGAAAAGCCATGTTGACAACAGACGCAATCAATGATTTCAAAGATTTCATTGACAACATCATTGCCTATGCAAAAGTAACGGTCAACGGCGTTTCTGAAAAAAAGGTGATACACCGCAGGGAACGTCTAAAAGACGGCAGGGTTGCTGTATATGTACAGATTACCCCGCAGGTAAGCGGAACCGCTACTGTGCAGCGGGTGCAGCTTTACAACAAAAACAATAAGTTGTGGGCAGACAAAGCGGTGAACATTCCTTTGAAGAATGTGCAAGAGGGCGTGTTATACCGTTTTACATTTGATTTCACAGAAAAGGAGGTGTAACAGATGTACGAACAGACTTTGTGGCAGGACCATGTAACTGAATTTGAAGACAGATACACGGAAAGCAGGAATGATGATGGAACAATCACCCACACACCAGTTGAGGGCGAAATTATCCAGCAGGGAACGCCGCAGAACGCAACCAATTTCAACCACATGGAAAATGGAATTTCAAACGCAACAGAGGTGGCAGCACTTATGGCACTTTCAGCGGTTCATCACCAGCAGGCAATAGCAGACTTGCAGGGAGAAACAAAGACAGTGACTTTGAAAAATACGCAGTCATACCCGTTCAATAATTCCCAACAGTCCGTGGCGCTGGCAACAGAAAGAAACCACATGGACTACACCGTGGACGCAGAAATTGTGGACTATACGGGCGGTTTTCCGGGTGACATTGTTATTTCAGACAAGTTGCTGAATGGTTTCAAGATGGCACACACAGGAAGCGCAAAAAGCGTGACAGTAAAAATCTATGTGAAAGGCGGGTTTTATTGATGGCAGCAGGCGTGATTATCAAGACAGAGGAACGCAGACAGCATGAAGAAGCTGTAATGCGTTCTTTTGGCGTACAGGGCAGCGGAACGGCAGCCCAGAGAGAAGCAGCGGAAGTTATAGCAGCAAGAAGCAACGAAGTTGCAAGAAGTCAGAATGGAGGTAAAAAGTATTATGGCTACTAATAAAATCAACGTAGTTGAGAAGACGCCGGGCACACACATTGAATATGCACTGTCTGGCGGTAAAAAAATCACTTTTGGTGATGATGAATTGACAATCAACCTTGCAAGCCGTGAAAGAGATTATGAAGTATCACTGGACATTTGCATTGATGAAGAAGACGGCGTGGTGATTGGAACTGGCGGCAAGGCGCAGAAGTACGCTGCGCAGATTGTTATTCCTGCCAGACGTTATGACATTATCGAAGACGGAGAGGACGAAAACGGAGAGCCAAAGGAAATCCCGGTGCCTATTCCGTTTGATATGTCGCTTTGCACACTTATTCTTTGGGGATTGGAGGTATAAAACATTATGTCTAATTTTGATGATTTAAGCATGGCGGTTGCTTCCTTTGGCGGCAACAATGCAGTAAAGTTTGATGATTTGGGTATGCCGTCAATTATGGTGGGTATTCCAAAAATGAAATATTCCGACTTAATCACAGGCGGCACACAGGAAGTATTGCCGTGGTGGAAAATTGACGGGGTAGAGAAAGAAGTTATCTGGGTGTCTAAGTACATTAACACCGTAGTCAATGACCGTGCATACTCTTTAGCACTGAAAGACCCTAAAGCATACATTGACTTTGACACAGCACTTGCAGTATGCCGCAGAAAGGGCGAGGGCTGGCACCTTAACCAGAACGGCGTATTTGCCGCAATCAACCTTTGGTGTATGAAAAACGGCTTCACGCCCCGTGGAAACACAAACTGGGACAGAAGCTATGAAAAGGGCTATGAAAAGGGTATCAACACATATATTGACGGTTCGCACGGCGGCGGCAGAACTGCAACTGGTTCTGGTCCGGTAACTTGGAACCATGATGGCAGCCCGGCTGGAATTGCTGACCTTTGCGGCAACTGCTGGGAGTGGGTATCTGGTCTGCGCTGCGTAGATGGTGAAATCCAGATTATACCATACGGAAACGCCATGAAGTCTGATTGCAACATGGGTTCAAATAGTACAGAATGGAAAGCAATTAAGCCGGACGGCACACTTGTTGCGCCGGGAACAGTCGGCACATTAAAGATTGACAGAACCAGCGCCAGTGACGCAACACTGCGCATTAACACGTCAGTTACGACACAGACAACCGACAGCAACGATACAAGCCAGCCTTTCAAGGACGTAAAGGCAGCAAGCGGCGTAAGTATTCCGCAGATTTTAATTGCAGCAGGATTATTCCCAGACAGTGCGCAGACAACGCCGGGCAGATTTTGGGCAAGAAATAACGGCGAAAGACTGCCTATCCGGGGTTCGGGTTTCAACAGCGCTTCCCACGGTGGTGCTGGGGCGCTGAACTTGCACAACCCCCGTTCTAGCGTCGACGGCGGCATTTCGTTCCGTTCCGCTTTTGTGGAATAACTGGAAACTGGGAACTGTTATACTGTGGGGCTTACGGCAGTAAGCCCCTATTTTGAAAATACAACAAAGGTGGAATAAAAATGCCGGAAAACACAGCAGAGCAAATGCCACAGCTGGACAATGTGCGGGACAATGCGACGCAGGAAGACTTCAAAATGAAAAACAAAGTATATGAATTGTTATTATATGCAGGACCGCAGCTTGAAGAATTTCCGAGAGCGAAAAGAGAACTTGCAAAGAAAATTGACAGTTCAATGCTTGATGTCCTGCGTCTGGTTGTGGCGCTTGAAAATAAACACTACAAGAAAACGACGCTGGGAGAACTTGACAACGAAGTTGACACATTAAGACATTTGGTAAGGCTTGCAGCTGACCCAGAATATACAAGAAGCAAGAAACCATGTTTGCCAATGAAAAAGTATGAAATAATGTCAAGAAAAATAAATGAAATAGGACGCATGATAGGCGGTTATTTCAACTCAATAAACGGCAGTGAAACCACAAAGAAGAAAGATGGTAAATAGCAGGGTAACACCTGCTTTTTATATTATGGGAATAAGCCGTTAATAGAGGACTTGCCGTGCCTATCCGGGGTTCGAGTTTCAACAACACTTCCAACGGTGGTGCTGGTGCGCTGAACTTGAACAACCCCCGTTCTAACGTCAACAACAACGTTTCGTTCCGTTCCGCTTCACCCCATATTTGCCCGTAGTCGTGCCCACAAGTGGACACGTCCAGTGCATTTGGGTTAAAGGGGTTTATTTCCATTCCAAAGGCTGCCAACCGGGAGCCGTAGGAAAAATATTGAATTGCCGTAAAGATAGTTAGTAAGCCACAGGCTGAAAGTCAGAGCCGGAAACACTGGCACTGAATGTATATATCACGTTTGGGCTGCGGAAGAACCGCAGTTTGATTTGTACGGCGAAATTTTAACAACAGGAGGGAAAAGGGAATTGCACAAAATCAAAAACATTTTCCCTATAATTTATGACTTTGAAAATCTCTTCAATGCGTATAAAGCCGGGATAAAGTGCAAGAGGTACAGACCAGATGTGATGGCGTACACGGATAAGCTGGAAGAAAACTTGATTGAATTACAGAATGAATTTATCTGGCAAACCTACACCGTGGGACGCTACAACATATTTTATGTTTACGAACCGAAAAAGCGCATGATTATGTCATTGCAATTCAAAGACCGAGTGGCGCAGCACGCTATATATAGCCAGCTGAACCCACATTTTGAAAAGCAGTTTATAAATGACAGCTACGCTTGCAGAGTAGGCAAGGGAACACACAAAGCAGTCAACCGCCTGCATAACTGGTTGAAGCAGACAGACCGGAAGCCGCAGCGTTTCTATTATTTGAAACTGGATATTGCAAAGTATTTTTACCGGATAGACCATGAAGTATTGATGGACATTTTGCGGAAAAAGATTGCTGATGAAGATTTGTTGCACGTCTTGTCAGTAATTATAAACTGCGAAGACACAAACTTTGGTCTGCCGCTGGGCGCAGATATTGGCGACGTGGCGTTTGATGAATTGCTGGGAGAAGTTGGGCTGCCTATTGGCAATCTGACTTCACAAATGTTTGCAAATTTGTATTTGAATGAACTTGACCAGTTCTGCAAACACAAACTGCACCTGCGTTATTACATACGTTACATGGACGACATTATAATTTTGCACCCAGATAAAAAGTATCTGGAAAAGATAAAGAACAAAATTGCGGACTTTCTGGGAAAAGAACTGCGGTTGCAGCTTAACAAGAAAACCTGCATAAGACCAACCAGCATGGGCATTGAATTTGTAGGGTTCCGCATTTGGTCAACACACATAAAATTGCGCAAGAAGACGGCAAAGAAGCTGAAACGACGCTTGAAATATATGTTTGCAGCATATCACGCCGGAGAGATTGACAAAGATACACTGGATAGGTCCGTTGCTTCATACCGGGGCATATTGCAGCATTTCAACAGCTACGGTATGCGCCAGAGCCTAAACGAACTGTACTTGCAGGAAATGGGCAAGCCATATCCAGAACCGGAGAAGAAGCCAGCCAGCAAATGCGGTCTATTCTGCGGATATTACGGCAGTGCTGATGATTATATCAAGCAGCCAGAAGAAAAGGAGGTGACGGACAGTGGAAGCAATACAGACGCTTAACCCAGCGGACGTCTGGGAAATGGTACAGAAAGCTATTGTGTGGCTTGCGGGAATTGGGATTGTTATTGACATAACGCCGGGAATTAAAGTACAGCCCGTGCGTTGGTTGATTAAACAGCTGGGAAATCTTATGAACCATGACATGAAAGAACAACTGGACCAGCTGCAAAAAGACTTTACAGACCATAAGGTTGACAGCTGGCGTATGGAAATTCTGGAATTTCAGAGCAGTTGCATAAATCACAGGCGCCATACAAAAGAAGAGTTCGACCATATCATTGACATACTGGCAAAGTATGACAAGTACATCAAAGACCGCAAGTTGACAAACGGGCAAGTTGATGTTGCGCATGAATACATACTGGAAATATACAAAGAATGTATGCGCACAAACGACTTTGCTTTGACAAAGCCGGAAGAAAAACCATAGGAGGTACAAAACAGCAACATGAAAAGTTTAATATTTTTTATCATCGGATTTGCACTGGCATTAGCAGTGCTTTTTTTATGGAATTTACAGTATTTCAGACAGCGCAGGAAGAAGAGAAAAGAAGAGTTGCAGGAACACCCGGAAAGAAAGACCAGCGCAACAAAAATCATTATCTTTTCAATTCTGGCGACTTACTACATAGCATTTGCCGTGGGCGTGTGGGTGGTAGTCACAAAGGATTTTTACCAGTTATCAGTCCTTTTGACGTTCGTTGGCGGGGTAACTGCTGCCGCAGTAGCGTTCTATTGCTGGAAAGCAAAGGCAGAAAACCTGCTGAAAATCAAAGCTGCATACCCGGAGTTGTCCGGCACGCTGTCTGACTTTTCAAGTATGACGCAGTAGCGCCGGGAGGTATAAGACATGGGACTAATAGGAAAAACAACACCAGAAAAGATTTGGAATTTTCTGAAATCAAAAGGACTGTCCAGTTGTGGGGCAGCCGGATTGATGGGGAACCTATATGCAGAAAGCGGGCTGAACCCACAGAACTTGCAGAACAGCTATGAAAAGAAGCTGGGACACACTGACGCAAGCTACACAGCAGCCGTGGACAACGGCAGCTATGGAAACTTTGCAAGGGACGGCGCAGGCTATGGACTGGCGCAGTGGACATACCACACCAGAAAAGCCGCTTTGCTGGAATATGCAAAAGCCGCCGGGAAGTCTATTGGCGACCTTGAAACACAGCTGGGGTTCCTTATGAAAGAATTGACAGAGGGCTACAAAGCCACATTGTCAGTATTGAAGAGCGCACAGACCGTCATTGCTGCTTCAAATGCAGTGCTGACACAGTTTGAGCGCCCGGCAGACCAGAGCGACACGGTGAAGACAAAGCGTGCAGGATATGGGCAGAAATACTATGACCAGTACGCAGCCGGAGCCGTTAGCAATAAAAAGAATGGAGGTACAAGCAATATGAATGTATCAGAAGTAAGAAAGAAATTTGCAGCAAGGGCGGCAGCGTATGTGGGAGTGAAAGAGGGTACAGCAGCACACCACGCAATCATTGACGCCTACAACAACCACAAGCCGTTAGCGCAGGGGTACAAAGTGACATACCATGACGCATGGTGTGCAACCTTTGGTTCAAAGATTGCCATTGAAGCAGGCTACACAGACATTATCCCTACGGAGTGCAGCTGTGACCGTCAGATTAAGTTGTGGCAGCAGATGGGGCGCTGGTGCGAGAATGACGCAAAGGTGCCGGAACCGGGCGACTATATCTATTATGACTGGGACGACAACGGCGCTGGTGACTGCACAGGCAGTTCAGACCATGTGGGCGTTGTGGAAAGCTGCAACGGTAGCATTATTACTGTTATTGAGGGCAACAAGTCCAATGCCGTTGGAAGAAGAACACTGGAAGTCAACGGGCGTTATATCAGAGGTTATGGCGTGCCGGACTTCTCAAAGAAAGCAACCAGCGAACCTGCAAAGCCTGCGGCACCTGCACAGCCTGCACAGGGAACAACCGGGGAACAGGTATACACCGTGCAGAGAGGTGACACACTTTCTGGCATTGCTGCAAAGTATGGCACCACATACCAGAAGTTAGCAAGCTACAATGGAATTGCAAACCCTAACGTCATTAGTGTTGGGCAGAAAATCAAAATTCCGGGAAGCGGCGTGCGTACATACACCGTGAAGAGTGGTGACAGCCTTTGGGCAATCGCAGCAAAGCAGCTGGGCGACGGTTCCAGATACAATGAAATTAAGACCATGAACGGTCTTACAAGCAACACCATTTACGCTGGGCAGACATTGAAGCTGCCTGCATAATCAACAGGAGGAAAAGACAATGGATAATGTAATTTATGCAGCCGTATATTTTGCCGTAACACTGGGGGCGTTCTTAATTGGAAAGTACGTTTACCCAAACATTCCAAAGACCGTCACAGACAAGCTGGGCGAACTGTCAGAGTGGGCAGCAAAGTTTGTGGAATGGGCAAAAGAGTTCAAAAAGGATAAGACCGGGGAAGAGAAGATGGCGGCAGTTGTGGAACAGTTGAAGAAGATTGCTGATGAAGCCGGGCTGAATGTCACAGAAGACCAGCTGAAAGCCATTGCACAGACGGCATACAATGCCATGAAAGCCGGAGAGAAAGAAAGCAACACAGCAGAACCGCTGGAAGCACTCACAGCCACACCAGCTGCAACGGTAGTGATTAACACCACGGCACCAGTGACAACAACAGAGAAAGTGGCTATTGCCACAGACAATGTGCCGGAGGGTGCCACGGAAACCAACGCAGACGGCACAGTGAACCTTTACGACGCAGCCGGGAACATTACCGGGAGCGTGACAAAGGAAGAAGCAGAGAAGATGGCGGCAGAAGTCACAAAGATTGTTGACGAAGAGGGAAACACGCTGGCAGACCTTAAATAATGCCGCTGACGCTTTGCAGAATAAGCCAGAATGAGAAGAAAAGACCGTAAGTGGAGAAATACACCACTTGCGGTCTTTTTGCGTTTACGGGGCAAATACGGCGTTATATTGTTTTATATGTGTACTCAATCCCGCTTTCAGTTGCAGTGATTGTGTCCAGCTGGTCTTTATAGCAGCCACGGGCAGCAGTCACACGGGCTTTTTTGACGGCTTCATTTTGGCTTCTGGCGCTTATATGCAGCCAATCAATACGGACGCCATCATTGTTCACAATGGATATTGCAAAGGATTTGTGAGCAATGCGCTTCACAGAACCTTTGCCGTTGCACTGGTAGCAGGGACCAGTCATGCCGGATTTATAAATAAATTTGCCAGAACCATTGCATTTGCTGCAAATAACAATATCTGTTTTCATAGTCATTCACCATTCTTTCTGGGCGGCAGCAATGCCGCCCGGTTGCATTATACTTCTTTTGCTTGCAATTCGTCCCATGTATGCTGGGCAAGTTCTGCCATAGCCTGCGGCGTTTCTTTCACGAACATTGCGAAAAGGAAAGTCAAGAACTGGCTTTTTGTGTCCTGCCATTCTTCCGCTGTCATATCTGGGTTTTCTTCCAGCTTCATTTTCAGAAGCCGTTCTGTTATTTCCTGCCCAAAAGGAGTGTTAAGCGCTTTGCGTTCTGCCTGCGTTATCTTTTCCACAAATTCATCAAAGCTTCCAGCTATCATCATTTTTGCTTCCATCATTCATTCCACCTTTCTTTCTGGCTGGCTGCTATGCAATAGCAACCAGTCTTTCTGCACCCATTTTTCTTTCACGGACAACGCCATCTTGATTGCTTTTCAGAAGACAAGTGATTGTCTTTCCGGTCTTGCTTGGGATAAGGTCAACCACGGTGCTTGTATATCCGTAGTTCCACATGATAACGTCCCCGGTCTTTAATTCTTTTACTGCCTTTGCTTCCTGCTTGTTATATATTCCTTGAAGTTTTACTGTCATTGCTTTGCCCTCCGTGTTCTGTATTTCTTTAACTGTCTTTATTATATACTTACGGAAGTATAAAAACAATAGACACAATGCACAAACTTACGGAAGTATAATTGTATAATATGTATACTTCCGTAAGATAAAAGCATTTTACATGGTGCCGATAAAATCAGAACTGGTCAACGCCCAGAACTGCGCAGCGTGGATAGTTGAGAATTTTGGAATTTCCCATGTGATATTGTCATACACAATTTTATATATGCCGCCTTTGTTTACCGTCAGATAGTATTTATCAGTATCACTTTTCCGGTCTGCCGGGTGCGTGTCCTGCACCATGAATGAAAGCCCGTTCTTTCTGAAACGTCTATTATAAGATTTTCCCATATATTATCACCATTCTTTCTGGGCGGCAGCAGCGCCGCCCGTGTAGTTATTAGTCAAGGCAACATCCCATTGAAATTGGATATTGCGCTTTTAATTTTTCAAAAGCCGCCTTTGTGACCCGGTAGCTGCGCCAGTTTTCAATTTTCTTCTGGCAACCATCAATCCAGTTGGCTTCAATTTCTGTAATGCCCCTGCCTTTTAATTCAAGCGGGGTATCAACAAAATAATGTTTGCCATAATATGAAAGGCTGGCTTCCATTTTGACTTCTGGCTTGCGCTGTCCCATTTCTGGGGTGTAGCAGTGCAGCCCGTTTATTCTATCTTCCATGTAAATGATTTTTCCCATATCGTTTGACCTCCGTGTGTTTGATTTCTTTAACTGTCTTTATTATATACTTACGGAAGTATAAAAGCAATCGGCAAAATATACAAATATACTTCCGTAAGATTGTATAAAATGTATACTTCCGTAAGAAAACAAAGTGTGATATACTGATTAAAAACCACAGGAGGTGCAGAAAATGCCAGATACAACAGAAAAGAAGACTATACCGAGAGGACCAGCAGCCACGGCAGCAAAGAACAAATACCGTGACAATAACTATGACCGCATGGAACTTGCGGTGCCAAAAGGAATGAAAGCACGCATAAAAGAGATTGCAAAAGAACAGGGCTATTCATCACAGAATAACTATGTTGTAGAAGCGGTAAAAGAGAAGTACCAGAGGGACACCGGGGAGGAATTAACGTGGCAGAAAGAGTAAAAGAACAGGAACTTGAAGAGGGCTTTCTGCATGGCTGGGACGGTTCGGAATGTATATATTATACAGACGAAAAGTGCTTATATTACAATGACGCAGAAGCACCGTGCCACCATTGCCACCACTACACAAGGAAGACACAGCAGAAAGGGGAGAGGATAGCAGAAAACTATCTGGAAACCAGAAACAAGGTGATTGAAAATTGCTGGCGCATGATAGTTGGGAACGACACGCCAAAGCAGGAAGACGGCTGGCTTGAAGTAATGAACGACAGGAAGACGGAAAACGGGATTGCTAATATATACAACTTTATGTATAAAGGGAGAAAAGCGCTGACGCTGGAAGAAGTACAAGGGTACGGGGCAAACAGGTATTTTATCAGTAGCGGGGAATACACGCTGGCAGATTATATGAGAACAGTGCAAAATAATTCTGAAAATAATACAAAGGGGGCGGGGCAATAATTGAAAAAAGAAGAATATATGGAAATAGGGGAAAAGTTCTGGAAAATGGACACTGCAATTATAAATTTCTGCGGTATGCCGGAGGATATACACCCACCAATTAAAGGATATATAATAAAAGGGCTATGCTTGGGACTGACGAAATATAATGAACATATAAGAGCAAGTTTATTCAAGCAATATCTAAAGGACTTTCCAAAAGATAAAAACAACCCGTTTTCAAAAGGTGGGTGGGCAATGTTCAAAGGAAATGGACTGTAAAATAAGACCCCGGCAGACAGCAGCCTTGCTGGGGTTCTTTATTTTGTACTAACTTAACACAGCCCACGGGTAGTGTTCAATTAGTACAACACTACCCAAAAACAACACCCGTGATATTCT